GTGCCAGCCTCGTCGGTGCCAGCCTCGACGGTGCCAGCCTCGACGGTGCCAGCCTCGACGGTGCCAGCCTCGACGGTGCCAGCCTCGACGGTGCCAGCCTCGACGGTGCCCGCCTCGACGGTGCCCGCCTCGACGGTGCCCGCCTCGACGGTGCCCGCCTCGTCGGTGCCAGCCTCGTCGGTGCCAGCCTCGACGGTGCCAGCCTCGTCGGTGCCCGCCTCGACGGTGCCCGCCTCGGAGGCGGCTTCATCGCCGCGACCAGCGACATCGCCTTCGCCGGCCCGGTTGGCAATGGTCGCCGTACGGTCTACGCCTTCCACGCCAAGACCGAGAAGGGGACGGTGATCGTCTATAGCTGCGGCTGCTTCATCGGCATCGAGCGCGACTACCTGGCTCGCATCGAGAGCCGGTACGGCAAGGGTGGCGAAAACGGCGTAGATCCGACCGCCTCGCGCTGGCTGGCCGAGTGCAAGGCGGCGCTCGCCGCCTGCCGGGCCATGGCGAAGACCTGGCCGAAGGTGAAGTCCGCGAAGAAGGGCGGTGCCAAGTGAGCGCCGCCGTCATCGTCAAGAACACCCTGCCCGCCGAGATCGTCGCCCTCAAGGACGAGACGATGGCGCAGGTCCAGGCCCTGACCGTCGAGGCCAAGGCCATGGAGGTCACCGACGCCGACACACTGGCGAAGGGCAGTGACCTCTTCCGCAAGATCGACGCCCTCAAGAAGGGCATCGAGGCTGGCCGCCTGGAGATCACGCGCCCGATCGACGCCTTTAAGAAGGCGATCATGGTGGCCGAGGCTCAGGCCACGACCCCGCTGGACGAGGCGCGCGCCGAGCTGGGCAAGCGGCTCTTCAACTGCCAGAAGCGTCTGGAGGCCGAGCGCCTAGAGGCCGAGCGCAAGGCGCGCGAGGAAGCCGAGGCGAAGGCCAAGGCCGAGCGCGAGCGTCTGGAGAAAGAGCGCCAGGAGATCATCCGCAAGCAGCAGGAGGAGCGCGCCGCCCAGGAGCGTGAGGCGAAGGAACGGGCCGAGCTCTTCGGCACCGAGCCCGAGGCCCTGCCGCCGGCGCCAGAACCGCCGCCGGCCGCCGTCGTCGTGCCCGTGGTCGAGAAGACCGCGGTCGCCGCGCCGCTGCCCAAGATGGCCGTCCGCGGCAGCACACGCAAGGTCCTCAAGATCATCGACGCCAGCAAGATCCCGCGCGAGATCGCCGGCGCCGTCCTGCTGATCCCTGACGAGAAGGCGATCAAGAAGCTCCTCGATGCCGGCGTCGCAGTTCCTGGCTGCACCTTGGACACGGTCGAGGGCTTCGCCTCGGCGGGCGGCCGCTGACATGCCCGACGTTCCACTGCCCCAGATCGAAGCCGACAGCACCGACAGTGAAGCCCTGGCTGACATCATTTGGTTCATCAAGGGCCGGCTGACTGCCTGCCAGGATCGCGGCACCTCGGCCGAGCTGGGCGAGCGTCACATTGAGGCTCTGCGTCGCTTTCGCGTGTCGCTCCAGGCCATGTCTGAGATCCGCCACCGTGCGATGGCCGCCGAGCACCGCGAAAAGCTGGCCCAGCACTTCGCCAGCGTAGCGAAGAAGGGCAAGGCGAAGTGAGCGACCGCGCCGACTTCATCAGGCCCAGCAACATGGGGGCCATCGAGCTGTGCAACGGCAAGCCCCTGATGGAGTGGCGCGCCGTCACTGCGGTCCCGGCTATCGACCAGATCAGCCGGCCGGCGGCCGAGCAGGGAACCCAGGGCCACACCGTCGTCGCCCAGACGCTGGCTCTGACCTACCAGCAGCCCGGCGGTTGGACCCTGCCCGAGGACGCGCTCAACCAGATGAGCATGGCCATGTCCAAGCTGGAGGACTGGACCAAGGATGCCGTCCGCCGCTGCGTCGCCTACGCCGTCGCCCTCGTCGACCAGGCCATGGGCCAGGGCTGGCGCATCACCATCCAGATCGAAATGCACCTGAGCGGCCATGGCGTGCACATCGCCCGCGGCGGGACTGCCGACCTGATCATCCTCTGCCACGACGCCCAGACCGACGAGATCGTCCATGTCATCGTCGCCGACTGGAAGCTGGGCTGGCTCGACCAGGGCCACGCCGCCGATCACCTCCAGCTCGGCGCCTACGCCGTCATGGCCTGGGACAAGTACAAGCCGCGCCAGGGCGTGACCGTCCACCTGGCCCAGGGCCGCCGCCAGGAGTTCAGCAGCGCGCACTACACCGCCAGCGCCATCGAGGCCGTGCGCCAGCGCATCCTCGCCGCGGTCGCTGCCGCCTGGACCGACGAGCCCGAGATCAAGCCCGACATCGACGCCTGCCGCTACTGCCGCGCCCTTCTCTTCTGCCGTGCTGCACGGGAGCAACTCATGTACGCCAACGACCAGCTCGCCCTCTTCGGCGACGCCGTCCCCGATCGCATCCAGCTCGCCAAGGATGCCGCCATCGCGCGCCGCTTCGCCGAGGACGCCCGCGAGATCAGCAAGCTCTGGGCCGCCCAGAACCAGGCCGCGGCCAGCGAGGAGGCTTCCCGTGGGTGACCATCCCGACCACCAGATGCATGCCAACAGCCTGCGCGCCCTCGGGACGCTGGACGTCGGCGAGCGCGAGCGCCAGATCGTCGACGCCTATGTTGCCGCCGGCCTGCCGCAGACCGATCGCCAGATCGCCGAGCGGCTGGGCTACCAGGACATGAACAAGGTGCGTCCGCGCATCACGGACCTGATCGACGACCTGATCTTGCGCGAGGTCGGCAGCACCAAGGACCACGTCAGCGGGAAGCGCGTGCGCCTGGTCGAGGTGCGTCCGTGAAGCGCTCGATCGTCATGGCCGACCCGCAGAAGCTCGACGAGGTCGTCAAGGAGCTGATGAACGGTCTCGTCACGGATGGCGCGCACCACAAGCAGCACCACATGGAGCAGGCCCTGCGCCTGCTGACTGGCGACGAGTGGACCGATACCGCCAAGCAGCACTTCCAGTGGGCAGATGGGATCCCGTCATGAACCCCGACGCCCACCTCCGTGGCCGCCTCAACAAGCAGGCCGGCCAGACCGCCGAGAACATCGTCGAGATCCAGCTTCGCGGCATGGGTATCGAGGTCGAGCAGATCGAGACCGGCTGGCGCGTGATGCGTCGACCGCGCGCCGATGGCAACGGAACGCAGATCGTCGGCGCGACACCGATGGCCAAGGTCCTCGGCGACCTATTCGGCGTGCAGCAGCCCAGCGGCCGCGCGATCCTCGTCGAGTCGAAGCACGACGACGGCGACCGCCTGAGCCTGTCCGAGCTCAAGGACCACCAGCGCAGCAACCTCCTCCGCTGGCACCGGGCCGGCGCCCTGTGCTTCGTCGCATGGGTCCGCTTCGAGCCAGTCGTCGAGGTCTGCTTCATCCACTTCCCCAGCGTCACCGACGAATGGCGCAAGGGTTCACCTCTCCCCATCGAGCGGGCTAGACAGCTCGACCGCGCATCCCGCGCGGCTCTCACGAACGCACCACCACCAGGCCCAAGGACCTGATCCACATGACCACCACCACCGAACCCGCGCCGGCTCCGGCTGTCCCCTCGAACGAGGACCAGCTCCAGCTCGCCGTCGCAACCTTCACCGCCATCTGCACGCGCAGCGAAGCAGGCCACCCGATCGAGCGCTCCAGCGACCTCATCGGCGAACTGCCCGAGGCCTTCCAGCACGTCGAGGGTCTGCTGACCAAGCTGGCCGTCCTGGTGCGCGCTCTCGCCTCCGGCGACCTCATCACCGACACCATGCCGGCGGCACCCACCGCCTTCGGTATCACCGTCCACGCCCAGGGCGACGCCGCCCTCCAGATCCTGGCCAAGGACGTCATCGGCTGGCGCTCGCTGGTCGCCGCGGCCCAGCTCGCCCTGGAGCTGTCGCAGCTCGACAACCAGAAGAAGGACGACGAGCTCCGCGCCCACAAGGAGCGGGTCCGCCTGGAGAAGGAACTGGCTGGCGAGGTGACCGCCTGCGAGGCCGATGTCGAGGCGGCCAAGAACGACCTGAGCGCCGCCAAGGAGCACCTGGCCGCGGCCAACAAGAAGCTCGCGGCCTTCGTGCGCGGCGACGTCCAGACCAGCATGGCCGATGGCAAGCAGGAGACCATCAGCGGCGACGTCACGGCCTACGAGCAGGGCTTCCGCACCTTCGACGCCGGCAAGGCCGAGGCCATAAACCCCTACCGCGACGACCCGCAGAAGGCCGACTGGCAGCGCGGCTATGATTGGGCGCAGAAACAAGCCGAAGTGAAGGCCGGCGCGCCGCTCTTCGAGGGTGCCGAGAAGGCGCCGATCAAGAGCGCCAAGGACCTGGGCAAGGCCGAGCTCGACCTGCTGGGCTCCACCCTGGACGACAACGAGCGCGAAAAGCTGCGCCGCGGCACGGCCCTCAACGTCGCCGGCTGCGTGCTGAACCTCTACGAGCGCGACTACCTCGTCGCCGATGCGGTCGGCGAGTCGCACTTCCTGATGCTGCCGCTCTACAGCAAGGACGAGTGGGCGAGCATCGGCCATGAGGCGAAGTAAGGCCGCACGGTCGAAGGCATCGACCAGACCGACGAGGCCAAGGTCCAGCGCCAGACCGGCGGCGAGTTCTGCGGCCGCGTCGTGAAGCTCGGCAAGAAGAAGCTAATCGTCGGCCCCCAAGAGCGACGCCCTGATCGTCTGGGATGACCAGCTCGAACAGGCGCCGGCCGAAGGCGAGAAGGACGACGGACAGGAAGAGGGCGGCGACGGAGCCTGACCGTTCCGGCACCGCCTACGCCCAACGGTAGACGGTGACGGAGCGGCCAGGACGTGACATCGAGCCGCAGGCCTGCCGGGGACGCCTGGCGGACACCGCGCCCGGGGAAGCGCCGGGGCCTGACCGTTCACCACACACCAGGAACCATCCAGCCATGAGCGAACAGCCAACTACCGAACCAGCACGCATCCGCTGCACCGACTGCGGCGTCGAGTTCGCCCTGCCCCTGCCACCCGGGACGACCTGCTGCCCCAACTGCAAGAGCGACGGCGTGCCCTGCGACGTGGCCAACGACGTCACGATCAAGATCAACTGGCACGAGCTGCGCATCCTGTGCATCTGGGCAGAAAACTACGGCCGCAGCATCAAGAAGCAGGGGACGGTCTACTCGATCGCCCAGCGCATCGAGGACCAGGCGCGCGGCGACAAGCCGCCCCTCACGCTGGCCCGCGAGCTCGGCGAGATCCCAGGCGCCAAGCTGTTCGACAAGGACGGCGAGGTGCCGCTGTGAAATACCACACCTTCCTGCCCAAGTTTCACCCGCTGATCCTCGCGCGCGCCAAGCAGACGACCATCCGCGGCCGCACGCTGGTCAAGCCCGGCGAGACCTTCGCGCTGCGGCACTGGACCGGCAAGGCGTACCGCTCGCCCATGGGCGTGCTCGGGACCGCGACGTGCCAGAGCGTCCAGCCCATCGAGGTCGGTAGCGACGACGTGCTCCTCGACGGCTTCATCGTCGCCGACCTGGACCAGATGGCCAAGCGCGACGGCTTCGCCTCCTGGGCCGCCATGCGCGACCACTTCATCGCCGCCCGTGGTCTGCCCGTCGTTGGCGTGCTCATCACCTGGGGCGACACCTTCCAGCCGGCTGGAGTCTGACCATGGGGACCTCCGACGTCTTCGCGTTCGAGACCACTATCGCCGGAGAGGGCGATGGCTTCCCGCGCATCATCAACGCGCGCACTGCCGGCAAGGCGAAGGCCGAACGCTGGCGCGACCTGCGCGAGGTTGGCGACTTCCCCTTCACCTGTCTCCGGGTGCGGAAGATCGGCACCGCCTACACGTCGCCCGAGTTCGCCCGCAACGCGCACTACCGCGGCATGCCGGCCGTGCGCTGCGGCCAGCGGGTCAAGGTTGAGCACTGCCCCGGCACCATCGTCGGACATAACAGCTCTGCCAACTTCGACGTCCTCTTTGACGATGATGCGCCGCAGTACGCCGGGCTGACCCTCAACGTGCACCCGGGAAGCGTCGAGCTGATCGACGTGAAGGCGGCATCGTGACCAGTAACGACCTGCGCCGCTTCCTCTCCCACGACTGGCAGGACGCCGCCGCCGTCTCGCGCCGGATCTACGACGAGATCGGCGTCCCCATCAAGCCCGAGCGCCTCGTCAGGCTCTACACCACCACCTACCCCGATGTCGTCGCCGATGGCATCCTCGTCCGCCTCGTGGCCGTGCAGGGGAATCCGAAGGGCCGCAACGCACCATGACCACCGCCGCCACCGACACCACGGTCTACCAGATCCCCGGCTGGGACCACCACTTCGAGAACAACAAGAGCCGGGACATCGACGAGTGCAGCTACGTCGCCATGCCGAACAAGCAGCACGGCATGGGCTTCACCCGCATCATGGCCCAGCCTGACGGCGCGGCCATCTTCGGCGTGTGGTGCCTGATCCTTCAGGCCGCGAGCCGGCAGGAGCGCCCCCGGAAGGGCTGGCTCACCGACGACGGGACCGAAACTGGCATTGCTTGGGATATTGAGGACCTCGCAATGCGCTGGCGCCGGCCGGTCGAGGAGATCCGCCGCGCCCTCGACGTGCTGTGTTCGCCTAAGATCGGATGGCTCAAGGCTTCACAGCGCCCGGCATCTGACTGCCGCCCTGGTGCCGGTGAGGTGCCGCCCGACTGCCGCCCGACTGCCGGCGCACTGCCCTCCAACCACCCTAGAACGAACGAACAGCTTGAAGGGAAGGAAGGGAACGAACAGCCGGCCGCGGACGGGTCGACCGGCGACCTGTTCCCACCTGGGCACGGCACCCCACCACCACCCCCTGCCGACAGCCCCGAGCGCTGGAGGTTCGAGCAGGGCGAGCCATGGGCCAAGGGGCTCAAGGGGGCAGGCTGCAAGGTAGGGCCGAACAACTGGCCAGCCTGGAAGGCCCTGGTCGAAAAGCACGGCAACGAGCTGGTCAGGAAGGCCGCCTCCGGGGTCGCACCTGACGAGCGCTGGCCCGACGCCATCGAGAAGGCGATCACCGCCCGGGGCGCACAGGTCGGCAGCATGAGCGACCATGTCCGATCCAAGACCGTGAGGATCACGACATGAGCCATCCCATCACCATCGGCGAGGCCCTGGGTGGGATCGCCAGGCCGTCGGCTCCGCTGCCGCCCATGCCCGAGGACCTCGTCTACCGGCTGACCAAGGCCGACATCGAGGCCACCCTGCCCACCGAGTACCGCAAGGCCGTGGCGATCGAAGCCGTCCGCCAGACCGTCATGGCTGCCGTCCAGGCCAAGGAGATCGGCGGGTCCGCGCTCATCGTCGGGCCGCCGGGCACCGGCAAGACCTTCCAGCTCTACGGCCTCCTCCGCGGTCAGCGCCTGCGCCATGCCCGGGACCTGATCGAGACCGGCGAGCGCATCCGCCACCAGCTCACCGCCGCCCGGAAGTGGAAGGCCGAACCGGAAGCCGTCTGGGCAGAGCGCCGCGTGCGCGAGGTCGTCGCCAAGGACATCATGGCGATCATCAGCGAGTCGAGCGACATCCGCCGCGCCCGCTACGACCGCGAGAAGCTGGACGCATGGTGCCAGGACGAGCGCATCCTGGCCATCGACGACATCGGGTGCGTGAAGCCGAGCGAGTGGGTCCTCGAAGCCGTCTACGAGATCGCCACCCAGCGCCGCAAGGACGGGCGTACGACCATCTGGACCACGAACCTCAACCCGGACGACCTGCGCCAGACCTTCGGAGGGGCCATCGCCTCGCGCCTGCTGGGCGACGCTGTCGTCGAGATCGACGGCAAGGATAGGCGGCTGGCATGAGCATGGTCATCATGCCCGCCAACTGCACAGGCGCATGGGTCGGCTACCTCGCCGGCCGCTACGAGGGGCAACTCGGCCACCTGTACAGCCCCGGCGCCCAGCGCGGCCCGTTCCCATTCCTGCCCTACGCGCTCGACAACGGGGCATTGAGGCGCACCCATGATCGTATTCCCGAACCACCGCCACTGCTCGCACTGCGGCGACCAGATCCTGTGGGGATCGCTTGGTCCGGTGCAGTACCACGACTGCAAGCAGGAGCAGCCCACCCAGCCCATCCCCTCCCCCGCGCCGGCCGCTGGCGACGAGTCGGCGCGCCTCGGCCCCTGCCCCCACTGCAACGCCGTCCTAGACCTGGCGCGCACGCCGAACCACAACAAGGCGGGCATACCGCTGGAATGGCGCGCGGAGTGCCAGTGCGGGTATTGCAGCCCGTTTAGCGCGGACGCGGCGGAGGCGGTGAGGTGGCATAATAAGATGAGCCAGATGTGCGGGGCACGATGATTCGCATCCTGTCACTCGGCGCTGGCGTTCAGTCGTCCACCATCCTGCTGATGTCGATCCGTGGCGAGCTTCCGCGCATCGATCATTGCATCTTCGCGGATGTTGGCTGGGAGCCGCCTGGCGTCTACAAATGGATGGAATGGCTGCGGGCCGAGGCCGACAAGGCCGGAATCCCGATCCACACGGTCAGCGATGGCAACCTCCGTGATCACGTCATGGATGCAGTCAAGACCGGCAAGCGGGTGTCGTCACCTCCGTTCTTCACGGAGGGCGAGGACGGGCGCGCCAGCCTGATGAATCGATCGTGCACGAGCAACTTTAAGATCATTCCCATTGAGCGGAAGGTTAAGGAGTTGATGGGCCACAAGGCGGGGTCGCGCCTACCCAAGGATCTGCGCGTAGAGCAGTGGATAGGCATCAGCGGCGACGAGATGCAGCGCATGAAGCGCAGCCAGGTGCCATGGATGCGGTTCTGGCACCCGCTGATTGAGCTTCCGTACGGCGATTCCTCCGAGGCTAACCTGCGCCCGCACAGCATGACCCGCCAGGACTGCCTCGCCTGGATGTCGGCGCATGGATACCCGACCCCCCCCCGTTCCGCATGCATCGGCTGCCCCTTTCACAGCAACGCCGAATGGCGCGAGATCCGCAGGGATCCCGTACAATGGGCGGACGCAGTGCAGTTTGATCGCGCCATTAGGGACAGCATGCCATTACACGGGATGCCGCATCCCGTGTATCTACACCGCAGTCTTCTGCCTCTGGATCAAGCGCCCATCGACGGGATAGCCGGCCAGCAGTCCATTGATTGGGGCATGGCCCAAGAATGCGCGGGGATTTGTGGCGTCTAAACCCATGGTCATCATGCCCGCCAACTGCACGGGCGCCTGGGTCGGCTACCTCGCCGGCCGCTACGAGGGCCAGCTCGGCCACCTGTACAGCCCTGGCGCCCAGCGCGGACCGTTCCCATTCCTGCCCTACGCGCTCGACAACGGGGCATTTGGATCGTTCACCAGCGGCCAGCCCTGGGACGTGGCAGCCTGGCGTGCGCTCCTCGGATGGGCCGGATCGTGCGGACAGCGTCCGCTGTGGGCATTGGTCCCTGACGTTGTCGCCGATAAGGCCGGCACGCTCGCCGCCTGGGAACGCTACAGCGACGAAGTGATCGCCGCCGGCTTCCGCCCTGCCTTCGCCGTCCAGGACGGGATGACACCGGACGACATTCCGGGGGGGGGCAGAAGTCCTTTTCGTGGGCGGATCAACCGAGTGGAAATGGACCACCGCTAGCATGTGGTGCGCCGCTCATCCCTGGGTTCACATCGGCCGGGTGAACACATTGCGCTGGCTGCGCGTGGCGGCCAAGCACGGCGCCCGCAGCGTTGACGGGACTGGATGGTTCCGAGGCGACAAAGCCCAAGCCGAAGGGCTGCGCCAGTTCCTCGCCGAGCAGGCTGGAGAAGTCCCGACGCTTGCCCAGCAAACGCTATTTGGCGCCCTGCCATGAAGATCGCCGAGCAAGCTCTATCCCGCGTCGACATCGCGGTTGCCTGCGCCAAGAACGACCCCACGCACCGCCGCGAGCACCTCGAAGCCGCCCTGTCCGCCACCGGCGAACTCCAGCGCGCCCTCTGGCTCGAACGGCTCAAGCTCGACCAACCACCACGGAGCAACACATGATTATGAGTGCGTCAATAATGGACAGAGAGACCGAGCGCGACCGGATCCATGACCGGAAACGGCAGATCAGGGACCGCCTGCTGTGCGCGCTCGAAGACGCAGGCCGGGCCATGTCGCCCGCCGAGCTCGCCCGCATCACCGGCCTCGGCATCTGCGCCGTGACCATCGCCGCTCAGAACGCCCCGCGCTACTTCGCCGTCACCGTCGACGGCAAGCGAACCACCGGCATCGACCGGCATCATCACCTCAAGATCGGAGCATGACCATGACCGCCCAGCCCCTCACCGCCCACATGATCGTCCTGGCGATCGACATGGAGGACGTCGCCGGCGAGATCCGCGCCCTGGGCACGGACGAGGCGAAGCAGCACGCGGCCGAGCTCGAAGGAGCAGCCGCCACCGTCCGGCAGTGGGCGCAGGCATGCGAGGCGGTGCCGGCTATGGCCTACAACGGCATCCCCATAACCCCCAATACCATGACATCACTATGACCGAACCAACCACCATCGCCACCCTCTTCGGCAAGCGCTTCCCCACCGAGAACTCCATCAGCGAACTACTCGACGGCCTGGCCATTATGACGGACACCAGACGAACCGTGTGGGCAGGTCGCGCCGAGGAATGGGATCGGACGCGAAAGGCTATTCATGCCGAGATTAAGCGAAGGGCCGGGGCATGACCGAGACCGTCGACCGCGAGGACCAGATCACCGAGGACCTGGCGCGCTTCGTCCATGACCCCCTTGGGCTAATGAAGCCGTGTCGTAAGTGCGGGAAAGAGTTGCCGCTATCCAGTTATGGGAACACCAAGCCTGGGAAAGGCGACAGGTACAACCGAAGAGCGCGCTGCCTTGAATGCGAACGCGCATGGGGCAGGGAGCATTACCAGAGGACAATAGATTATCAGCGGGATCGTAGCCGTAAGAAAATGGAATCGGGAGCTGCACGGGCAGCCTCTCGTCGGTGCGAGATGAGAAGAAAGTACGGCCTGACCCCTGAGCAGGTCGACAGCATGAAGGAAGAACGCGGACATCGCTGCGACATCTGCCGCAGGCAAGTTACCGGGAAGGGTGGGCATGGGCTACAGGTCGATCATTGCCATGTGAGCGGGAAAGTCAGAGGCCTACTTTGCACGAGGTGCAACATAGCCATTGGTCTGATGTTTGATTCTACCGACATTATGCGCGCAGCAGCCGTGTATGTAGGAAGGAACGCCAAATGACAAACGATGCAGAAGATGATCTTATAGCGTTGATAGCAGGATTCGAGCACGATCCATTGGGTTTCGTGCTCGCTGTTTTCCCCTGGGGCGAGCCCGGCACCGAGCTGGCCGACGAGACCGGCCCGCGCGATTGGCAGATCGCCATGCTGGAGCACGTCGGCAAGCGGCTGCGCGAGGGCGCCGACGCGATCACCGCCGTATCCGAGGCCATCCAGATCGCGGTCAGCTCCGGCCATGGCATCGGGAAGTCGGCGCTGGTGTCCTGGCTGATCCTCTGGGCGCTCTCGACGCACGAGGACACGCGTGGGGTCGTCACCGCCAACACCGACCGCCAGCTCACCACCAAGACCTGGCCCGAGGTGGCGAAGTGGCACCGCCTGATGCTGTGCTCGCACTGGTTCAAGTTCACCGCGACCGCCATCTTCTCGGCCGACGAGGACCACGAGAAGACCTGGCGCGTCGATGCGATCCCCTGGAACGAGCGCGCACCAGAGGCATTCGCCGGCCTGCACAACAAGGGCCACCGGATCCTGGTCGTCTTCGACGAGGCGTCAGCCATCCCGGACATCATCTGGGAGACCGTCGAGGGTGCGCTCACCGACGAAGGCACGGAGATCATCTGGGCGTGCTTCGGCAACCCGACCCGCAACGCCGGCCGCTTCCGCGAGGCCTTCGGGCGCCTGGGCCACCGCTGGCAGCACGAGCAGATCGACAGCCGCACCGTGCGCGGCACCAACAAGGTCCAGATCGACAAGTGGATCGCCGACTACGGCGAGGACAGCGACTTCGTCCGCGTGCGCGTGCGCGGGCTTTTCCCCAGGGCAGGCTCCATGCAGTTCATCCCCTCCGACGTGGTCGAGGCGGCCACGAAGATCGAAGCCAACCCCACCCTCTACGACCCGGTCATCATCGGCGTCGACGTCGCGCGCTTCGGCGACGACGAGAGCGTCATCCTGGTCCGCCGCGGCCGGGACGCGCGCACCTGGCCGACACTCACCTTCCGCGGGGTCGACACCATGACGCTCGCCGGCAAGGTCGCCGAGATCATCCGGCAGCAGCAGGCCGACGCCGTCATGGTCGACGAGACCGGCATCGGCGGTGCCGTGGTCGACCGCCTGCGCCAGCTCGGCCATCGCGTCTTTGGGGTCAACAACGGCGCCGTCTCGGACGTGCCTGTCGATGGCGAGAGCGTGGCCAACAAGGGCGCCGAATGCTGGGCGCGCATGCGCCAGTGGCTCAAGACCGGCGGCAGCATCCGCGACGATGCCGACCTGCGCACCCAACTGGAGAGCCGCGAGTACGGCTACAACCAGCACAGCGAGATACGCCTGGAGTCGAAGGACGACATGAAGAAGCGCGGACTGTCGAGCCCCGACCGTGCCGACGCTCTGGCCCTGACCTTCGCCTACCACGTCGCCGCCCGCGCCGACGGATCGCGCCAGGGCGCTGGCATGAGCATCACCGAGTCGGACCCCTACAAGCACCCGGACGACCGGTAGCCAGATGCAAAAGCCGAACCGTCGCGCCTGACCCTGCCGCCGCTACGCTCGCCGCATGGGCGTAGCCTTCGCGCGTGAGCCGTTCGACCATGCATGGTCAGGGATCGAGCCCCTGGTCATGGGTCATTGGCGCGAGGTGGCCTATCCCGGCGACACCCCTCCGGCCGTCGATGTCGCCGCCTACACCGCCGCCTGCCGCGAGGGCCGGCTGGTCACCTTCACCGTCCGCGACCTGCCCGAGATCGACACGCAGCTCGGCGAGCTCCGCGGCTACGCGCTCTTCTGGGTCGGCCCGTTCCCGCAGCGCATGGGCGTGATAGGCGCCTGGCAGGACGCCGTCTTCCTGTCGCCCGAGGCGCGCCAGGGCCATGTCGGCATCGACTTCCTGCACTACTGCGACGCGCAGCTCCAGGCCATCGGCTGCCATGTCGTGCACCACAGCGTCCGCGACGGCCGCGACTTCTCGGCCATCCTGCGGCGCCTGGGCTATGCCCACGCCGAGACCGTCTACGCCAAGAATCTGAGGACCTGACCATGGGCAGCAGCAACCCCGTCAAGAAGATCACCGACGGCGCCGAGGACCTCTATGGCAGCGTCAAGGATGACCCGCTTGGCGCCCTGTCGTCCGCCGCCGGCCAGGTGACCGGAACCCAACTGCTATCCGTAGGCATGCAGTCGGGCACCCGCGTCCGCGACGATCAGCGCGACCAGGCTGCCGGCATGGCGCAGAAGGAACAGGAACGCGCCGCAGCGGCCGAAGCGCGCGCCATCGACGCATCGGTCAAGGACCTCGATCCGATCGCCCTGGAGCGCCGCCGCCGCGCTGCTGTGGCGACCAACCAGGGCCGCGGCGGGACCATCCTGACCAGCGGCACAAGCCTGGGCTCGGCCGACGTGGCGCGCAAAACGCTGCTGGGAATGTAACCCATGGTCGCCGCCTCCACCGAGTTCAAGGAACGGATCGAATCCACCAGGAACACGCTCAAGAATGAGCGCACGTCCTTCGAGACGTGGTGGAAGGACGCCGACCTCTACGTCCTGCCCGATCGCTGCCAGTGGTCGAGCTCGGACCATGGGAACGGCAAGGCCGACAGCTACAGCCGCATCATCGACGACACGCCCGTGCGCGCGATCGAGACCTGCGCGTCTGGCCTGCACTCCGGCATCACCAACCCGAGCCGGCCCTGGTTCGAGCTGACCCTGGCCAACAAGGCGCTCTCCGAGCTGCCCGTAGTCAAGGCCTGGCTGGAAGCCTGCCGCGACCGGCTCCTCGACGCCTTCCGCGCCTCGAACCTCTACAACGCCCTCCCGATCACCTACGGCAACGTCGCGGCCTTCGGCGTCGACGCGATGGTCATGGAGGAGGACGACGAGGAGGTCTTCCGCTTCGAGAACCTGGCGGTCGGCACCTACTGGCTGTCGACCAACTCGAAGCGTCGCGTCGACTGCATCGTCCGCGAGCTGCGCATGACCGTGCGCCAGGTCGTCGAGCGGTTCAAGATCGAGAACGTCAGCACCAAGATCGCCCAGCGCTGGCACAACAAGGGATACGAGGACCCGATCGACGTGGTGCATGTCGTGTGCCCCAACGCCGACTACAACCCGCGCGGCATCATGTCGCGCGAGAAGCGCTACCTGTCGACCTACTACGAGGCCGACAGCCCGAAGGACACCGCAGTCCTGTCGCTCAAGGGTTTCGACTCCTTCCCGGTCCTCTGCCCGCGCTGGCAGGTCACCGGCCGCAACGCCTACGGCCAGGGTCCGGGCAAGCGCATCCGCGGCCATTCCAAGGCGCTCCAGGCCTACAAGCGAGCCCTCGACAAGGGCACGAACAAGATGGCCGACCCGCCGCTGACGGCGCCGTCGAGCATGCGCGGCCAGGCCACCACCCAGATCGCCGGCGGGATCACCTACTACGACGACACCAAGAGCGGCGCGCCCCTGGTGCAACCGCTTTACAACACCCACACCTTCCCGGTCGAGAAGATCTTCCCGCTGATCCAGGACGCGCGGCAGCAGATCGAAGCCGGATGCTTCGCTGACCTCTTCCTGATGATCGCCAACAGCGACCGCCGGCAGGTCACCGCCGAGGAGATCCGGGCCAAGCAGGAGGAGAAGCTCCTCCAGATCGGGCCGGTCCTGGAGAACCTCAACGACGAGCTCCTCGACCCGCTCATCGCCCGCGGCTTCACCTCGATGCTGTCGCGCGGCCTGCTGCCTGAGCCGCCCGAGGAGATCCAGGGCCAGGCCCTGATCGTGCAGTACGTCAGCATGATGGCGCAGGTCCAGAAGATGCTGGGCCTCGGCGCGCTCGATCGCTTCCTCGGCGTGCTCGGCAACGTCGCCGGATTCCAGAAGGACGTGCTCGACAACGTCGACGCTGACAAGGTCGCGCTCGAATACCACGACATGCTGGGCGTCACCAACCGCATCCTGCGCTTTCCCGAGCCGCGCGACCAGATCCGGCAGCAGCGTGCCCAGATGGCGCAGCAACAGATCCAGGCCGAGCAGCAGGTCCAGAACGCCCAGGCGGCCAAGCTCCTGAGCGAGACCGACACCCGGGGCGACAACGCCCTCACCGACCTCATCAACGCCCAACGCGGCATTGCAGCGTAAGGATCACCATGGACCTCATCGAGAAGCACAGCGGCAACAACATCGTCGTCTGGGGCCGCAACGCGACGGTCGGCACTGCGCTGGAGGAGCTCTACCAGTACGATCAGGCGCTCGACTGGTACGCGATCCTTGGATCGTCTGGCGCCAAGCTGGACGTCACCAGCTCCAGCGCCTCAGACGCCGCGGCCGGAACCGGAGCGCGCACCATCCGCATCACCGGGCTCGATCCGTCCTATGCGTTCCAGTCCGAAGACCTGACCATGAACGGCCAGACGATCGTGCAGAGCGCGAAGACCTGGACCGACGTCTTCGGCGCCGACGTGCTGACGCACGGCACCGGCAAGGTCAACGCTGGCGACATCCACATCGTCAAGACCGGCACCGGCGGCACCTACACCACCGGCGTCCCTGGCACCCTGACGAGCGCCATCTGCAAGATCCTGGCCGGATGGTGCACCAGCGCCAATGGCCATTGGGTCACCCCGGCGACCGGCAAGGGGACCAGCCAGTACCGCCTCGACTGCATCCACGCTAGCGCCTACACGCAGTCGGCCGCTCTCCTTGTTTGCACGCAGGATCCATGGGCAACTGACCAGAGCCTGCACGTCGAGTGCGTGCTCGGCATCGGCGCGACCGGCATGGTGCCGCCCATCGACATGAGCAAGGCCGGCATCGTGCTGCCGGAGAAGCGCGCCATTCGCCTGCGGCCGCTGGGCGCAGCCGCGTCGGCTGTTGTCCAGGCCACCATGCTGCTAACCAGGGTCTCCTGACGCCATGGCCGAGCGCCCCTACACCATCACCACCAAGCCCGACATCCTCGGCTTCGAGCGGGTCGATGTGTACCAGTGGGCCGACCTCCAGAGCGGGGACACGGGCGCACCGCTGGAGCTGCCAGCCTATGCCGACCGCTCCGTCGAGATCGGTGGGGACTTCGGCCTCGGCGGGACCGTCGCCATCGAGGGCAGCCTGGGCGGCACGGTCTACCACGCACTACGCGACCCCGGCCTCGACCCGCGCTCCAAGACATCCGGCGGGCTGTGGTCGATCCTTGAGGCCGTCCGCTGGATCCGCCCGCACGTCACCGCCGGCAACGGCACGACCTCGATCACCTGCTGGATCCTGCTGAGGAAGGCATGATCGAGCTACCGCAGTTCATCCTCGCCGAGGCCCGCCGCGCACAGCACTTCGCTACGCTGGTCGAGAACATCAAGCGGCTCAACAACCTCGACCAGGCCGAGAGCGAGGCGCGCGCCCGCCTCGCTGCGCTGGCCAAGGACGAAGCCGATGCCAGGGCCAGGCTCGCCGCTCTCACCGGGCAGATCACCGCGGCAGAGGCCAACGAGCGGGCATTCATGGCTGAGATCGCCAACATCACCAAGGGGAAGGCATGAGTAAGGGCAACACCACCGAGAACGACCTGCTGCAAACGTTGTTCAACAACGTCGCGCTGCCGTCGTATGGCTCGATCTACTACATCGCCTTCCACACCGCCGACCCCGGCGAGGCTGGCGACCAGACGACCAGCGAAGCGACCTATCCCGACTATGCCCGCGTGGCGGTTGCTCGCACCGCCGGCGGCTGGTCCGTGGTCGGCAATGCGGCCAGCAACGTGGCCGAGATCACCTTCCCCGAGTGCAACGCCAGCTTTGGCGCCAGCACGCAGACCATGACGCACGTCTCGATCGGCGTGGCCGCGAGCGGCGCCAGCCAGATCCTGTACAGCGGTGCCCTGACCGCGCCCGGCATCATCGTCACGGCGCTGGACACCCCGCGCTTCCCGGCCGCTGCCCTCGTCATCGAGGAGGACTGATCCATGCCCCGCGGCTACACCCAAGTCCCGCCCGATTCCACCGGCGACAAGCTGGCCATGCGCCGGCAGACGGTCGGCGCCGACGACCTGCACGAACAGGGCACCTTCTGGATGGGACTGCCCACCTATGAGGCGTTGTCTGCTGCGATCACCCCGGCGGCCAACAAGTATCACCTGATCATCGGCAACAACTCGGGCAGCGCGCAGTCGCTGATCCTGCTGGGCCTGTGGTACTATAACGGCGTCACCGGCGTGACCGGCGTCGTCAACGAGTACCGTTTCCAGCGGCAGACCTACGGCACTCCGGCCGGCGGCGCAGCGATCACGGCCGACGCGAACAATAGCGCAGATCCGGCCCTATCCGCCGTGTCGCTCTACGGTGGCGCGACCTCGGGCGTCGGTGCGGACGGCACGATCCGGCGCATCCTCAACATCAGCACCGAAGAGCACACCGCCGCAGTCGGCAACATCGACCGTCTGCTGGAGGCGACCAACCAGCTCCCCCGCATAGACCCCTGGTCGCGTCCGATGATCCTGCGCCCTGGCGAAGCCGCGAGCGTCAAGCAGATCGGCAGCGGCGCGGTCGGCACCCTGCGCTGGCGCGCCTTGTTCGCCATCGAAGCGGACTAGCCCATGCCTCTGGCGAGCACGTTCGCCCTGCAATGGTATGGGCCGGCCTGCGCGTCAGCGGTCGTCCAGGGCTCCGGCTCCGTCATCGCACAGGCACGCGGTTCGGTGCGCGCTGCGGCATCGCTGGCTGGTTCCGGCGCGATCACCTACGCCCGCCCCGTGCGCCTGATCAGCGCCGTGGCCACGCTGCTGGGCCAGGGCGTCATCACGCAGGCCCAGGCCCGCGGCGCAATCCGCGCCTTCGCCCGCATCAAGGTCAACGAGCTGTCCCAGGACGACGTGACTGGCGCCGTGCTGGAAGCGAAGGTCGAGGGCGACCTGACGCTCAAGCAGGCCCTGCGCCTACTGCTGGCGGTCGCCAGCGGCGACGCGACCGGCCTCGACACTGACCCCGCATTCAAGAGCGCGGACGGCAGCAAGACCCGCGTGGCTGGCACGCGCAGCGGCGGAACCCGCACGATCACCACCAGGGACGGCACATGACCTGGGACGGGGTCTGGTACGGCAACTGGTTCGGCGGATGGGTCGGCGATGGCGGCGACGCGCCGGCCCCGCTGACGCCTTCCTACTGGCTCATCATCGCACGCAGAAGGGGACGCCGATGAACGACATGGACGACGAACAGATCGCAGCGCTTGCCGAGCAGCAGGCCAAGGAGCGCCGCAAGGACGAGCTGCACGACATCGGCGTGATGCTCGATTCGCAGGCTGGCCGGCGCGTCATGCGGCGGATCCTGGAGCGCACGGGTCCGCTACGGCAGACCTTCGATGCCGACAGCGAGCGCGTCAGCAGCCTGCGCGCCGGCGAGCGCAATGTCGGGCTCTGGCTCCTCGCCGAGCTCACCGAAGCGCGCCCCGAGAGCATCGGAGGCCTGATCGCCGAGGTGCAAAAGCCGAACCGTCTTGACGGTTCCCGTTCCTGATATGCTCGCGCCATGACCGACGCCGCAGCCACCTCCGCGAATGGTTCCCAGACCGCAGCCGGCAACGGTGGCGCTGGTGCGACCGGCGGTGCGGCAGCGACTGGCGCGGCTGCCTCCGGCACTGATACCGGCAACGCGGCCCAGCAGAACCAGAACGCGAACGGCGCGCAGAGCGGACAGCCTGCTTCCGCTGCCGCCGGCACCGATCCCTACGCCAGCCTCAAGGCTCCCGAAGGCTTCGACCCTGCGGCCCTGCCCAAGATCGCCGAGATCGCCAAGGTCTACGGGCTGAACGCCGAGGCGGCCCAGAAGCTGCTGAACGACACGCACACGCGCCAGGTCCAGGCCAAGGCCGACATGGACGCCGCGCTCGCCAAGCAAAAGGCCGAATGGCACGAGGCCATCAAAGCCGACAAGGACTACGGCGGCGAGAAGTTCGAGGCCAGCCTCCAACGTGCGCAGAAGGTCGTCGGCGAGATCGACGCCAAGATCGCGCCCGGGATCAAGCAGCTCCTCGACGGCAGCGGCTACGGCGAGCACCCGGCCGTCGTCCGTCTGTTCAACTACCTCGGCCAGGCCAACCGCGAAGACTCCTTCGCTGCCGGTGGCGACAACTCGGCCGGCGAGAAGCCGATCGAGGATGTCCTGTACCCCAAAGCCAAGACCTCCGCGGCCTAGCGCCATAGCGCCCAACCCCCTCAACCGAATCAAAGCCGGAGCCACCCATGGCCACCCTCGCATCCTACAACCTCACCCTCGCCGACTACGCCAAGATGGAGGACCCCAAGGGGGACATCGCGGCCATCGTGAACATGCTGGTCCAGACCAACGACATCTGGAGCTACCTGCCGTTCATCGAGTGCAATGACGGCTCCAGCCACGAGACCGTGATCGCCACCGGCCTGCCCCAGGGCGCATGGGTCCGCTACAACCAGGCCCGCAACTCGGGCAAGGCGAGCACCGCCCAGGTCCGTGCGCAGACCGGCATGATCGAGCTGCCCATCACGGTGGACAAGCACCTCGCCGAGAAGCGCGGCATGGACAAGGTCGCCCAGGTCCGCACCAAGCAGGCCATGCTCGCGATCGAGGGCCTGACCCAGCAGGCCACGACCGCCCTGTTCTACGAGGACGAGCGCACCAACCCGGAGCGCATCACCGGCCTCGCGCCCCACTACTCG